TGAGTACGAACAGCAACAGTTCATTGGTCTACTCCAGACCCTTGGCCCGAATACGCCTGTTTTGCCTTTGATCCTTAAAGGCATCTTGAATAACTCTAGTTTGAGTAACAGATTTGAGTTGATGGGCGCTTTGGATCAGATGAGTCAACCTGACCCACAGGCTCAAGAGATGCAACAAGTTCAGCAACAGTTGGCACTGCAAGCGGCTCAGGCTCAGATTGCTGTACAGACTACGCAAGCAGAGCAAAATCGAGCAGAGGCGCAGAAACTGATGACCGAGACGCAGCTTATGCCACAAGAATCGCAAGCTAAGACTATGGCCGCGCTGACCAAGAATCTGCCAGATGACAACGAAGGCAAAGAGTTTGACAAACGGGTCAAGATTGCGGAGTTGATGCTCAAAGAAGCCGATATTAAAAACAAGTCCAAGATTGTAGAGTTGCAAATGGCAAACAAACAAGAGAATCTACGCTCAGTAGAAAACGAGTTCCTTGACCAACTTTCGGGAGCATTGAAATGATCGATCTTGATTCAATGTCTGACGATGACAAGCTGGCGGCGCTTGAGTCAATCCACAAGTCAATTGCTGAGAGCAAAGAAGTCCAAAAGCAAAAGATCGCGGCCAATGTCAATTTGGTCTTGCAAGCCCTAAAAAAGATGGAGTCCGATATTCGGGCGCGGTACGATGAAACTGGCAAGGCGATTGAGAAGCGGGTCGCCAACATCAAAGATGGTAAAGATGGTCGCAATGGCGTAGATGGTAAAGCTGGTAGAGATGGTCGATCAGGCGCTGATGGGGCTACTGGCCCTCGTGGTGCTGATGGCCTTAATGGTAGAGATGGTCGTGATGGAGAAGATGGTGTTTCCGTAACTGATGCACACATTGACTTTGATGGTAGTTTGATTATTCACTTGTCTACTGGACGGGTTATCAATGTTGGCGAAGTAGTAGCTCCTGATCTTGTTGAAAAGATCAAAGTTATCACCAATGGTGGCGGTACTAGCCAACAGGTACTAGATACTCTAGCCTCTCTTCAGACACAGATAAACAACCTTATTCCAAGCCAAACAGGTAATGCGGGTAAATATCTAACTACCAATGGAACTACCACTTCTTGGTCTTCAGTTGCTGGTGGACTAAGTTATCAAGGAACTTGGAATGCAACAACCAATACGCCTACATTGGCTTCTGGTGTTGGGACAAACGGCTACTACTACATCACTGCCACCGCTGGCTCAACCAATCTTGATGGCATAACTGATTGGCAAATCGGTGACTGGTTGATGTTTAACGGCACAGTATGGCAAAAGATTGACCAAAGCAATTTGGTTACATCTGTTGCGGGTCGTACAGGTGCTATTACTTTAACGACTGCTGACGTTGGTGGACTAGGAACAATTGCCACTCAAGCGGCAAACAATGTCTCTATCACTGGTGGCTCAATCACTGGCATCACAGACTTAGCCGTGGCAGATGGCGGTACAGGGGCTTCTAATGCTTCTGATGCAAGGACTAATCTAGGATTGGTAATTGGCACAGATGTTTTATCCCCAACAGGATCAGCGGCATCTCTTACATCATTCCCTACTTTCAACCAGAATACGACAGGTACTGCATCTAATGTCACTGGTACTGTTGCTATCGCAAATGGCGGAACAGGCGAGACAACACGACAAGCCGCAATGGATGCACTGGCGGGCGCTGTTACCAGTGGTTCATATTTGCGGGGCAATGGTACTGATGTTGTGATGAACACAATTCAAGCAGCAGATGTTCCTACGCTTAATCAGAACACTACTGGTACTGCATCTAATGTTACAGGAACAGTTGCAATTGCTAATGGTGGTACAGGTGCAACTACTGCTGCATCTGCGCTTTCAAATCTTGGAGCAGTAGCTAAAGCTGGCGACACAATGACTGGTGCGCTAGGTTTCGTTGCGGGTTCTGCCTCAACTCCTAGTTTATTTGCTTCTGGCGACACAAACACAGGCATCTTCTTCCCTGCGGCTGACACCATTGCTTTTGCTGAGGGTGGTGTAGAGGCGGCAAGGTTTGATAGCACGGGGAATTTGGGTATTGGTACTACAAGTCCTACAACAAGATTAACAGTATCAAGCACTACTGGAGGTAAAAACTTTGAAGTAATTTCAACAAGCACTGCATCATATTCTTACAACACAAATTCTACTGCTTCATCTGTTTTTGGTCAGGACAGTACTGGTACATTAATTGCTGATTTAGGTACAAAGCCAATTTATTTTTATACCAATAGCGCAGAACGCGCCCGTATAGACTTAAGCGGTAACTTGGGTATTGGTACAAGTTCGCCAACAACGAAATTAGAAGTAAATGGTAACGTATTGAAGATTTACGACCAAAGCACATCTAACGCTAATTTGGTAGTTAGAAATAGTACTACTGGTAATGCTGCAGGTTTTAATCTTCAACAAGACGGAGTAAACAGCCTTTTTTATAATAGTTCAAATGGCTACATGGCATTTGCAACCAACGCAACAGAACGTGCCCGTATAGACTCAAGCGGTAACTTGCTGGTGGGCATGACATCATCAAGTAGAAAGTTATCTGCTGAAGGCTCAAATGCAGGAACTTGTTTTTTACATAACACTCGTAATGTATCTGGTGATTCCACTTTAATTATGCAATTGGGTGGTAGCAATACAAATAATACTAGTAGTTATTATATGTTCTGCGATACAGATGGCATTGGCGTTCGCATGGTTGTATATGGAAATGGAAATGTCCAAAACGTAAATAATAGCTATGGCGCATATTCAGATGTAAAATTAAAAGAAAATATTGTTGATGCCACACCAAAACTTGCAAACTTAATGCAAGTCAAAGTCCGTAATTACAATTTAATTGGTGAAGAGCAAAAACAGATTGGCGTTGTAGCCCAAGAACTTGAAACAATATTTCCAGGTATGGTGGAAGAATCACCTGACAGAGATAGAGAAGGCAATGACCTTGGCACAACAACCAAGTCTGTAAAGTACAGTGTGTTTGTTCCTATGCTTATCAAAGGTTTGCAAGAACAACAAGCCCAAATCACTACATTGACACAACGGATTACTGCTTTGGAGAATAAATAATGACTACTACATGGACAATCACAAACCTCGATAGCAACACAGCCGATGGCTTTGTAACACAAGCCCATTGGACTGCTACAGCAGTAGATGGTGAGCATACCGCTTCCATTTACGCTACTGTTGGTTGGTCTGAAGGCTCTCCTACAATTCCTTATGCAAACCTTACAGAATCCACAGTCCTTAATTGGGTATGGGAATCTGTTGATAAAGAAGCTACAGAGTCTGCTTTGGCTGCTCAGATTGAATTGCAGAAGAATCCTGTTACTGCAAGCGGAAAACCTTGGGGTCAAGCATGACCCCTGATCTCCAAAAGTACTATGAAGATAGGTTTGATCTATTTTCCCAACAGGGATGGATTGACCTAATGGAAGATATTGATGTAATGTTAGAAGCAGTTAATAATGTATCTACCATTGCAGATGAAAAAAGTTTACAATTTCGCAAAGGCGAGATTTCTATCCTGACTTGGCTAAAAACACTTAAAAGTGTCAGCGAACGAGCATACGAGGATTTGAATGAAAAGAATGTATGAATTTGCTTGCGAATGCGGGCAATGCACTGAGGCTTTGGTAGTTTATGAGACTACTGAAATTCAGTGTAAATGTGGTGGGATTGCTCACCGCATAATAAGCGCACCTAACTTCAATTTAGAAGGTTGGTCTGGTCATTTTCCGTCCTCTTATGGGCGGTTTGAGGCTAAACACATCGATAAATTGAATGCAGAGCGCAAAGCCAACTCATAAGCGAAAGCCGAGTTGATTATCCTACAACCATTTTGGCAGGAACAAAAATATGCTGATTGATAATGAAAAAGAGCCGCTAGGCGAACTCGAAGTAGAAGAGTCTAAAACTGAACTTCCTGAGAAATACAGGGCAAAAAGTCTAGAAGAGATAGTACGGATGCACCAAGAGGCTGAAAAGCTCATTGGTAAGCAAGCCCAAGAGGTTGGCGAAGTCCGTAAATTGGCTGATGAGTTGCTAAAGCAAAACCTTGGATCAAAACAACAGCAAGTTGAGGAAGAACCTGAAGTTGACTTTTTTGAGAATCCTCAGAAAGCAGTTCAAAATACGATTGATAGACATCCTGATGTTCTTGCGGCCAGACAAGCTGGTCAAGATTTCAAAAGGATGCAAATTCAACAGAAGTTAGCGCAAGATCATCCTGATTACTCACAAGTAGTCAATGATTCTGAGTTCCAAAACTGGGTGAAATCATCACCTGTACGCTTGGGACTCTACGCAAAGGCTGATGGTGATTTTGACTATGATTCGGCTAATGAATTGTTGTCTACCTTCAAACAATTGCGTGGTATTAAAGCTAAAGAGTCTGAACAAGCGGGTAACGCACAGAGGACAAAGAGCATGAAAGCCGCACAAGTTGATGTAGGTGGATCTGGAGAAAGTTCAAAGAGAGTCTATCGAAGGAGTGACCTCATTCGTCTCAAGATGACTGATCCTTCTAGATATGAAGCATTGAGTGATGAAATCATGCAAGCATATTCCGAAGGTCGTGTTCGATAATTTAACTTAGGAAATTTAATCATGGCTAATACCGCATTTTCCCCCACAAATAGTGTAACCACTACCTCCGCAGCTAACTTCATTCCAGAAATTTGGAGTGATGAAATTGTTGCCGCCTATAAAAAGAACCTCGTTTTGGCTAATTTGGTCAAGAAGATGTCTTTCAAAGGCAAAAAGGGTGACACAGTCAATATCCCTAGCCCTGCTCGTGGTTCAGCAACAGCTAAAGCCGCTACAGATGCAGTTACTTTGATTGCTGAGAGCGACACTAACATTCAAGTGTTGATCAACAAGCACTATGAGTACTCACGTTTGATCGAAGACATCGTTGAAGTTCAAGCCTTGACATCACTGCGTTCTTTCTACACAGAAGACGCTGGTTATGCTTTGGCTCGCCGCATCGACACAGACTTGGTTCAATTGGGTCGTGCTTTCAACGGCGCTACAGTTGGTACTGATGACTATGCTACTAGCAACACTACTACCAAAGCCTTTGTTGGCTCTGATGGTACTACTGCTTACAACAGCACATCCTCTAACGCTGCCGCTTTGACTGATGCCGCTATTCGTCGCACCATTCAGCGTTTGGACGACAACGATGTTCCTATGGATGGTCGTTTCTTCCTGATCCCACCTTCAAGCCGTAACACGCTGATGGGTTTGGCTCGTTACACTGAGCAAGCATTTGTCGGCAATGGCGATGCAATCCGCAATGGTGAAATTGGTCAGCTCTACGGCATGGCTGTGTTCGCATCTTCTAATGCTGACTTTGGTGCTGGTTCTTCTGGTGCTGACCGCATTTGCTTGATGGGTCACAAAGACTCTATGGTGTTGGTTGAGCAGTTGGGCATCCGTTCACAGACTCAGTACAAACAAGAGTACCTCGGTACATTGTTCACTGCTGATACCATTTATGGTGTGAAGGCTTTGCGTACAAACGCTACAAGCTCTGCCGCTAACGCTTCTGCTGCCTTTGCCTTGGCAGTTCCAGCCTAATTGTTGCCACTTCTCCCCTGCCTTAATCGGTGGGGGAGTTTTTTCTTAATCTAGGAGGAATTTATTATGGCAACCGCATCCGCAGTAACAGCTCGTCGTGGTAACGACCAGTTCCGTGGCCTTTTCAGTGATACATGGGCAGTAACTTGCACTATGAACGCTGGTTCATTGGTTGATGGTGCTGGCGAGACAGACGACATTACAGTACCAGGCGTTGCGCTTGGTGACATGGTCATTGGCGCATCTTTGGGTGTTGACTTGGTTGGTTTGACAGTAACAGGTTATGTTTCTGCCGCTAATACAGTCAAGTTCCGCATTCAGAATGAGTCTGGCTCAAGTGCTGACTTGGCTTCTACGACAATGAAGATTGTTGTTGTTCGCATGGTCTAAAACTAAAGGGGGCTAATAACCCCCTTTTTCAAAGGATTCTTATGGCTACATTTCGTTGTTTAACAAGCGGTCAAACAGTAACTTTTGTTCATCAGCACGATATTGACAGCATGAAAGGTCATGCAGGATATGTCAGAATTGATGGAGAAGAAAAAGAGTCCTTTGAAAAACCAGTAGTTCTATCACCACCTACTCCTGTCAAGAAGCT